GGCGACCATCGCTGCGCCGCTCACCTCCCGGTGGTTCTGCAGCTAACTTGCCCTGGGGCGCTATCGCGCACTGGGGCATTTTTTTGTCGCCCACCTGCACCTTCTCAAACATGGACCGCACAGGAACCATAATGGCGGGGAAGGCGCGGGAGGGTGGCACCCCTGCCTTACTGGCCAAACGCGGCCTATGGTGGCGATAGATGCGATAGCCGCAAGACCTGCGGCGGGGGTAGCACAATGGCTGGCAAGAAGATCGAGCTCCAGATGTGGGCCGACATTACCAAGATGGGCGGCGTTGATGCGGTCATTGATCGGATCGAGAACGGCGACACGTTTCAGTCGATCGCGACAGAGCTTGGCATTTCGCGGCAGATGCTTGGAATGACCCTGAACAGAACGCCGGGTGTGCGCGAGCGGATCATTGTGGCCCGCCGGGGGCGGGCGGAGAGGTGGGCGGAGGAGACGCTCGACATTGCTGACAACGTGCCCGAAGACCCGAACGCGATCAATAAGGCCAAGATCCGCATAGACACTCGGCGGTGGCTGGCGGGGGTCGATGACCCCGACCGCTTTGGCGTCAAGACGGCGCAGGTGAATATCAGCATTGGCGGCTTGCACCTCGACGCCCTGCGCAAGGTGCAGTCAGAGATTGCGATCACCATCAGCGAACCGGCAGACCAAACGGCCAACGAGCCCATAGACGCGGAGGCTGTCGATGTCACCGATGAGTGAGGGCGATAAGCCAGCGATCCAGCGCACCCTAATGGACTTCGGCCCAGACGATGACTTTATCCTGATCAGGTCTGACGCCAAGGGTGAGGTGACGACCGTCACCTCTCTCAGCGAAGACGACGCCATCGACCTACTGCGCGAGATGGCGGACGAGATCGAGATCGACGGCTTTGAGCCTTTGGTGCAGGAGCGGGTGAATTGACGGCGCGCGAAGAGCGCGACAAGGCCATGGCGGGCCCGGCTCCGCCGTTGCCGGATGCGAATGCCTTCGTTGATTGGGTGCGCCGCTACCGTGACGATCCTGTGCTGTTTGCCAAGGAGGTGCTGGGGATCGATCTCGACCCATGGCAGGCCGAGGTGATGATGGCCGTGGCCACCGGCGAGCGCCGCATCTCGATCCGTTCCGGCCACGGCGTTGGCAAGTCGACGACGGTGGCCATCTTGTGCATCTGGTTCTTGCTGACCCGCTACCCGGTCAAGATCGTGATCACGGCACCGACCAGCGCGCAGCTCTTCGACGCCTTGTTTGCCGAGATTAAGCGCTGGGTGAACCAGCTGCCGGAGCAGCTCCAAGAGCTGCTGATCGTGAAGAGCGACCGCATTGAGATCAAGGCTGCGCCGGAAACCGGCTTTATATCGGCACGGACGAGCCGCGCAGAGAGCCCAGAGGCCCTTGCTGGCATTCACGCTGACCATGTTCTGCTGATTGCCGACGAGGCCTCTGGTGTGCCGGAGGCGGTGTTTGAGGCTGCGGCGGGGTCGATGTCTGGCACTGAGGCTGCCACGATCCTTCTTGGCAACCCGACGAGATCCAGCGGCTTTTTCTTTGACACGCACAACCGGCTCAAAGAGCACTGGTGGACCAAGCGCGTGTCGTGCGTGGATAGCCCCCGCGTGTCCAAGGTCTACGTCGAGGAGATGAAACAGCGGTACGGCGAGGACAGCAACGCCTTCAGGGTGCGCGTTCTTGGCGAGTTCCCCCTGTCCGACGACGACACCGTCATTCCCATGCACTTGATTGACGCGGCGATGAACCGCGACATCGTCGAGGACGACAAGGCCCCGGCAATCTGGGCTTTGGATGTGGCGCGTTTTGGCACTGACCGATCGGCCCTGGCGAAGCGCCGGGGTCAGGTGATCACCGAGGTGAAGCGGTGGGCGGGTCTCGATCTGATGCAGCTCACCGGCGCCGTTGTGGCCGAGTACCAATCGCAGCCGACCTACCTGCAGCCGGTCGAGATCTTGGTGGACAGCATTGGCCTTGGATCTGGCGTTGTTGACCGCTTGCGCGAGCTCAAGCTGCCCGCGCGCGGCATTAACGTCAGCGAGAGCCCGTCGATGAAGGGTACCTATATCAACCTGCGGGCCGAGCTGTGGTTTGCGACGAAGGCCTGGCTGGAGCAGCGCGGCTGCCGCCTGCCCAAGGATGAGGATCTGATGGCAGAGCTTGCCGGTCCGCGCTTTAAGTTCAGCAGTTCTGGCAAGATGCAGGTCGAGAGCAAGGGCGACCTGAAGAAGCGCGGGCTGCGCTCGCCTGACCTTGCTGACGCTGTCGTGATGACCATGGCAGCTGACGCTGCCGTGGCCCTCTACGGCTCCTCCTCGAGCGGCAACTGGAACAAGCCAATGAAGCGCGGCTTGAAGGGCGTTGCCTGATCCGGCCCCTGCATTCCTCTACAACTCTCGGTAGTGTATGCTGCGCGCAGCATACATATGGCTAGGCGAGGGTGATCCTGTGATGAAGACCAGCAAATCTATTGGCCAGCGCTGCTGATGGGGGTCTTCGATTTCCTCGCCCCAAAGGCGGACGGCCTCGCATATAATCCTATGGGGTTGCCTGCCGGGGCAAATCCTGAAATCGATCCTATTGTCGGCCATGATGAGCTTGGCCAAAAGATCCGAAGATCTCGGTTCGATGGCACCGAATACCTGTTTGAGCCCACCGCACCCAAAACACAGTCTGCCATCAAGGGCGCATATCGATCCGTGCGGGATGACCCTGTCGGCACTGCCAGCGGCCTAGCCAATGGCGTGGCCAAAGGTATTTGGGATGCCATCTCAGTCCCCGCCAATGCCATGGCAGGCAAGCCGGTCTCTTACGGCGACATTGGGAGTATGGCTGGCCTAGTAACCCTCGGCGCTGGTGCTGGCCCCTCACCAGAGGGCGCTCTGCGGATGGGCATGGACTTCCCCAGGTCTGCGATGATTGGCCACAACGGCGGCCCAGTGATGCGCCCTGGCGTTGAGACAATGGGTTGGCCCGCCGGGTCTCTGCCGGAATACCGGGGCGCGGCCCCTAACCGCACAACGGAATACCCGCGCTATGAGCCGACGAAGCCCACCGATCGCATGGCACGCCTGATTGGGTCAACAGAAGACCCGGCGCATCCGATCCATTCGACATTTGACAGCTATATCGGCAGGGGCCAGACCCTGGGCGGGTCAGATTGGTACAACAGCGAAGAGATGCGTAACTGGTTCATGGATCAGTATGGCGAAGGCGCTGGCGATACATTATGGCGTGATTATATCGACACGGTCGGCGCGACATCCACCGGCTCAGATGTGCCATCAAATATGCGCAATGCGAGTTTCTACTTTAATCTGGCCCCCGGCCCGCGTCGGGCGGTGGCTGAACGTGTTTCGCTCGGCGGCATCACACCGGCAGACGCAGCAAAAGAGCTTGGCATCAATGTGCCCAATGCCCCCGACAACTATCGTTATGGCCACGTCATGCAGGGCAACCATGCCAAGAACATACTGGCCCAACTTGATGGACGGTGGGTTGAAACCCCCCCGGCGGGCCTGACTAAGGGCGAGCGGAGCAATTGGCTGAAAGCTAACCCGAAGGTGAAGGGCTTCCGTAATGACTTGCTTGGATCTGAGGCAAACATCGCTGCCGACAAGCACTTTATGCGCATTCTCGCAATGAGCGATGGCGGAACCGACTTTCTATCAGCTCAGGCTGGCCTCTCCGGCGCTAACCTTGAAAGGCTAAGGAATGCCTACGGCGATGCCATTGACCCCTATATCAAGACCCGCAAGACGGGCACGGGCCAGATGGTCACCGAGGCAAACCTATACAAGGCTGCGCAGGATGGCGTTCTGAAGGATACTTCGCTCTTCAAGGATGTCCCTCAAGCATGGCTCGATGTGCCGAACGCCAACGAGTACTCCTCACTTGAAACGATGGCCCAACGCCTCTCTGCGGCACGGGGGATGACACCGGCGCAGTTCCAGGCGAACCTGTGGATGGGTGCGGGCGACGTAACGGGCCTGGCAGATGAGAGCCAGGGCACGTTTATGGATCTCTTCCGGCGCACGCTTGATAAGCGCGCCAGGGAGCGCGGCACTGACCGCTTGGGGCAGTTCACTGACTTTGCTGCGCGCAACTCTCCGTTGGCCGTTCCACTTGGCGTGGGTGGCACCGCAACGGCCCTGGGTGGCGGGCTGCTATCTCGTGACCCACGGGAAGAATACTGATGGCGACCCATCATAACACCAAAGGCACCCGCCCATGACCGACATGCTCGACATGTTCCTGAAGTACGTCATCTTCCCCGTCGCGGGTTTCGTGTGGATGCTGCACACAAAGCTGCAGGCCCACGCGACCAAGCTGGCGGTGATGGAAGCGCAGATCGAGGCTGGCAAGCAGGCGCATGACCGCGAGTTCCGCGATATGCGGCGGACGCTGGACGCCATTGTGACCAAGCTCGACAGCATCGAAGCCGCGTTGCGGAAATAGCCTGGTAACCCTGGACCGAAGACGCGCCGCTCACAAGGTTGGCAGGGTTGGCGAGCTCCTCGCGGCATACATCCTCGAGCGCAACGGCATCCAGGTGGCCAACGTCAACCGCGACGAACACGACTTCTGGATCAGGACGCCAAGCGGCAGGCTGCTGACGGTACAGGTCAAGACGGCATCGATGGCAAAAAATGACACATTCAGCTTTTTTAAGGGCAATGTGACGGCCAACACCAACATTGTGGCCCTGGTCGCACTGCCACCAGAGGTTGTGCTAATATACCCCGGCGACCAGATGCAGCAGCGCTGCGCGGTTGGCCAATTCACGCCTGAGCACATGGCCTCGTCGATCAAGGAGCACCTACAATGAAAACCTGGTCGGCGCGCAGCCTAAAGGGCCTCGAGGGCATCCACCCTGATCTGCGCAAGATCATGGACCGTGCGCTGGAGATCAGCCCAATCGACTTTGTGATCACCGAAGGCCTGCGCACCAAGGCGCGCCAGGTTGAGATGGTCGCGAAGGGCGCATCTAAGACGATGAAGAGCCGCCACATCACCGGCCATGCCGTGGATCTGGTGCCCCTTCTGGACCTCGACAAGGACGGCAAGATCGAGGTCGAGGAGATGTATAACTGGCCCGTAATGCGCAAGCTGGCCCCATGGGTCGTCCTGGCCGCCAAGGATGTGCACATCCCGATCGAGTGGGGCGGCACTTGGACGACATTTCCCGACGGCCCGCACTACCAGCTGCCGTTCAAAGCCTACCCGTAACATAGAATGGAAAAACACATGTCTGGCGATCAAATCGGCGGCATCGTCCGCGCTCTCATTGCCGCCATTGGCGGTTACGCAATCGGCAAGGGCTGGGCTGACGCCGAGCTTGTCGCCACCGTTGGCGGCGCTGCCGCCACGATTGCCGCCGGTGCATGGTCCTACATGGCCAAGCGCAAGGTTGCGGCTCCTCAGTGATCTGGTCGGCGATCATCAGGGCGGTCACCGTGATCTTTGGCATCTTGCTCGGTGGAGCAGTTGCTAAGGGGAGCGGGGCTGCTGTGGCAGTCGCCAAGGCAAAGGATGTTGACCGTGAGCATGCCAATCAGATCCGCGACCATGTTGACGCTGTGCGCGCTGATCCTATCAGCCTGCAGCCCGCAGATCTCCGTGGATACAGAGACTGAGCGCGAGGTGTGCATCCAGTGGCGCGACAGTCTGCCTGGCAGATCGCGTCACGACACCGAGCAGACGCAGGCCGAGATTGGCCGCGCTTACGACATTCAGGCTGCGGCCTGCCCGAAGCTGAAAAGGTTTAACTAATGGATACGACAACCGGGCGGATCATCACGCCAAAGATGGTCACAGCGGCACAGAACAAGAAGACGCTCGACCGCGTTGCGGCTGATTGGAACCTTGGCCCGGAGAAGGCCTCGCCGAAGCCAGGCGCGAACCCAGAATACTGGGCCCGTCTTGCCGAGATCTGGGGCATCTCTGACGGCGAAGCGCGCCGCCAGCTCTGCGCCAACTGCGACTATTTCGAGAACACGCCGGAGATGATACGCGCCATGGAGGCCATCCCCTTCAACGCATTCGATGCTGACGGCGGCGGGCGCGGCTTCTGCCACAAGTTCGATTTCATCTGCCACAACCTGCGCGCCTGCCAGGCCTGGGAGCGCAAGGATTATACCGCCACGGAGTGAAAGCATCCGCTCTGGTTGTAGACAACCCGTAAAAGTTGTATATTGCCCCTAGATCGCATGGGGGCATCACTTGGCGAAGCTAAAAGCAAAGACCAAGGATGAGCTGCAGGCGCTGGTTTCCAGCGCCATTGGCGATGCTATCAGCTTCATTGAAAGCGACCTCGCCCCCGAACGCATTAAAGCGCAGCTCTACTTCGATGGCGGCGTGGATATTGGCGAGGAAGAGGGCCGCTCCAAGGTCGTCGCCACCAAGATCCGCGACACCATCCGGGCGATCAAGCCGAGCCTCATGCGGATCTTTCTGTCGCATGAAAAGCCCGTCGAGTTCATCCCGATCGGCCCCGAAGATGTAGCGGGCGCTTCCCAGGCCACGGTCTATGTTCAGAAGAAGTTCGAGCAGGCTGGTGGTTTTCGCATTCTCAATGATGCCTTTGACGACGCCCTTCGCAAGAAGACCGGCATCGTCAAGGCCTGGTGGGAAGACAAGTCCAAGGCTGAGATCTTCACGTTCACCGACCTGACCGACGAAGAGCTGATGCTTGTCGTCAACGAGCCTGGCGTCGAGGTGATCGAGCACTCGCAATCACAGGACCAGGTGATTGGCCCTGACGGCCAGCCAGCGATGGCTGCAGCGCATGATATCAAGATCAGCCGCACAGAGACGCATGGCCAGATCATGGTGGACAGCGTGCCGCCTGAAGAGTTCTTCGTCGATAGCCGCGCCCGCGATGTCCATACGGCATACATCCACGGCCAGCGTGTTGAGCTGCGCGTCGGCGACTTGGTTGAGATGGGCTTTGCCTTCGACGATGTGGCCGACCTTGGCAGCTTCGACGATGGCGGCAACGATCTGAGCGAGCAAGAGCGCATGGCGCGCTTGCCGCGCAAGACCACCGTCACAAATGACGAGAGCCCCGCCGACCCTTCAATGAAGAAGGTGACGCTGACCGAGGCCTACATGCGGGTCGATGTGGACGGCACCGGCGTGCCCGTCCTGCACCGCTTTCTGCTTGGCGGTGTCGGTTACGAGCTTCTCGACTATGGCCCCTGCGACGAGAGCCCTTTCGCCATTTTCGAGATTGACCCGGAGCCGCACGCCTTCTTTGGCCGGTCGATCTATGACCTGATCAAGAACGAGCAGGACGCGGCCACCGCGACCCTGCGCGGCATCCTCGACAACGTCACGATGACCAACAGCCCGCGCATTGGTTATGTCGAGGGCCAGGTGAACGTCTCGGACCTGATGAATAACGAGATCGGCGGCATTGTCCGCATGCGCCAAGTTGGCCAAATTCAGGATTTATCGGTGCCCTTTGTGGCAGGGCAGACCCTGCCCGCACTTCAATACATCGACATGCTCGTCGAAGAGAAAACAGGCGTGACGCGCGCATCTCAAGGCCTTGACCCTGACGCCCTCCAAAGCACCACCAAGGCTGCCGTCACTGCCACAATCCAAGCAGCCGCAGGGCAGGTCGAGACGATGGCCCGCAATCTGGCCGAGGGCGGCATGCGCAGCCTGTTCCGGCTGATGTTGCGGCTGACCATTAAGCACGCCCGCGCGCCTGAGATGGCCCGCCTGACTAACACCTTCGTGCCGATCGATCCCCGCGTTTGGAACGCCGAGATGGATGTGTCGATTAACATCGGCCTGGGCACCGGGCGCGAAGAAGAGAAGCAGCAGGCGCTGATTGCCACGCTGCAGACCCAGACGCAGATCCTGCAGACCTATGGCCCCAGCAACCCGCTGGTTGGCCTGACAGAGCTGCGCAACACGCTGTCTGACATCCTCTTCAATGCCGGTATCCGCACCTCCGAGCGCTACTACAAGCCGATGAATGCCCAAATGGAGCAGCAGCTCGCTCAACAGCAGCAGCAGGCCGCTGCAGCCCAGCCCCCGCCACAAGACCCGCAATCTGCGGCCTACCTACAGGCCGAGCAGATGAAGGCTATGGCACGCGGCCAGGCTGAGCTGCAAAAGGTGCAGCTTGAGGCCATGAAGGCCCAGCAGCTCGATGACCGCGAGCGCGACAAGATGGCCCAGGATCTCGCCTTGCAGGCCGCAGAGATCGTGGCCCGCTATGGCGCGACGGTAGACACCGCACGCATCAAGGCCGAGCAGGCAGCCCCTCGTATGCCGCCTGGCATGATGCAGCCCCCACAGGGCCAGCCTAACCCGCAGGGTGGCATGTGATGGATATCAGGAACAAGGCCGCACAGGCCCGCAACCTTCTGGCTGACCCGGTGTTCCGGGACGCCATTGATGGGCTGCGAGAGGATCAGGTGAAGGTCTTCGTCGGCCACGGGCCCGTCGAAGCAGTAACTGAAGCGCGCCACATCATGTGGTCGCTCGATGCCCTTGAGGCTCGGCTTTCATCTTTCATCGATGACGGCATGGTCTTCGATCGGCGTCAAACCAAGGTGGCACCGCAATGACGACCCCTGACCAAGATCTGAGCGCTGGCGATATCGACAGCGTCGCGAATTCACTCTTCATTAACGAAGATGATGGCCGAAAGAACGCCAAGGACGATGCGGCAGAGGCTGACGCGGAAACGCAAGCCGACGATGCTGCACCTGAAGATGACGCTTCTGATGGTGACGACAGCGGTGAAGAAGCCGCTG